ACAGTTTCTACTATATTTCTTTTGTGGTATGCATTATTTAATAGGGATAAGACAATTTGTATTATTGCTAATAAAGAATCTACTGCTATAGAGATATTAGATAGAATTAAAATGGCATATAGGTTGTTGCCATTGTGGATGCAAACTGGTATAAATGATGGTGGTTGGAATGCTAAATCGATTTCTTTAGGTAATGGTTCTAGATTGATAGCTGCAGGTACATCTACAGACTCTATTTCTGGTTTGTCAGTTTCTCTTTTGTTCATCGATGAGTTTGCTAAGATTCAGAAACACGTTGCTGAAGATTTTATAACTGCCACATATCCAGTAATATCATCTGGTAAGAATTCTAAAATTATAATGATATCTACTCCTTTAGGAATGAATCACTTCTATGAATTCTGGAGTAAGGCAGTAAAGGGTCAAAGTAATTTTTATCCTATTAAAGTTGGATGGTGGGAAGTTCCGGGAAGAGATCAACAATGGAAGAAAGAGATTATTGCTGATATTGGAAAAGTGAGGTTTAGTCAAGAATATCAATGTAAATTTTTAGGTTCAAATTCCTTATTGATTGATTCAGATGTATTAGAAGTCATGGATTTTAAAGAACCAATTGGAAATAAATGGAATGGATTGTTTCTTATATATGAATATCCTATTGATGGAGCATATTATGTACTTGGAGTAGATACAGCAAAAGGAACTAAAAGAGACTATTCAGTTATTCAAGTTCTAAAAATAGTGAATGAGGAAACTGTAGAACAAGTGGCAATTTATAGAAATAATGAGATATCACCTAGGGATTTTTCGCAAGTAGTAATGTCAGTTTCACAGTATTATAATGATGCAAACATGATGATTGAGAATAATGATATAGGTCAAGCAGTATGTGATTCAATTTGGTATGATTTTGAGTGTGAGAGATTGATTAATTTAGATCCTAAAGGAATAGGAGTCAGAAGTACCAAAGCGACCAAATTAGAAGCAAATATGTTACTTAAAGATTACATGGAGAGAAATTATATCAAAATAGTTGATCAAAGAACTATATATGAATTAAGTAGGTATGAAGAAGTCTCTCCTAATGTATTTAGAGCAGAGAATGAGAATGATGATACTATAACTGCTATACTTTGGGGTTTATATTTCGTAAAGAGTGATTTTTATGAAGGTAGAACTTATGGTAATACTCAGATAGAGGATAAATTTAAAATAAAAGATGAAGAATATGACACTCCTCTTATGATATTTGATGAATAAAATAATTACTATTTATTTATGGAATTTTTTATAAATATAAGGAGAAGATGTGTATTTTTGTATTTATAAAAAATAAATTTTTAATTGGAGGATAAGATGAGTAATGTATTTAAAACTCCTGGTGTTTATAGAGAAGAAATTGATTTATCAGATATATTAATTCCTACAGGTATTTCAGATGGAGCAATAGTTGTTAGAAGTCCAAAAGGTCCAATTAATAGACCTGTCTCGATTACTAATGATAAAGAATATATCGAAACTTTTGGAGAACCAGTGTATACTTCTGGAGCAGCTTCTGGAGAAACTGGTTTAACAAATGCAGGTATTTCAACTCTTGCTGAACGTCAACAGGTTCCTGATTATGGATATGGTTCATATGCGGCTCTTGAATTTCTTAAAGAATCAAGTCAACTTCAGGTTGTTAGGGGTTGGAGTGAATCTGATAAATTCTCAAATGTTTGGGTAAAATCAGATTTATCAACTTCGGCATATGAAGTAGATGATGGAACTTCTGCTACTTCTGCAGATCAATATGTATATGGAAATTATACATCGGTTGCACCTGCATCAACATATTCAGAATTTGACAGAGTAGATAATATTCAAGCATTAGAAAATTTTGCTTCATTTAGTGGATGTATGAATGTATTTGCAAATAATCCATCTGTTTATGGTGATGATATAGCAATTACAATAGAACCATTTAGTCCTTGGGCAGATTGGAGATATTCTTACGATACATATCCATCAAATGCAGTTGCGGCTTCTGCTACAACTTATGAAGCGATGTCTGCAACAACATATTATCCAATTGCTGATAAGGTTTTTAAAGTTAATGTATTTGTAAAACCACATGAATCATCTTGGGATGATTATATTGATAAATCAGGTAAAGTTGGAACTGGTATGGATACTTCTTTATCTGCTACTCAGGCTCTTGCCAGTGCTACTGATAGTTATAGAATTAATCCAGTAGAAACATTCTATGGATCTCTTGTATCTACAAAGGATGTAAATAATAATGAACTTTGGATAGAATCTGTTATAAATGGAAATTCAAAATATATTTATGTAAAGACTAATTTAGCTACATCTAAATTTACTGAAATTAATGACTATAATGAAATATCTAATAAGAGAGATAATTATGGTTTATTTATCTATAAGAAACAATTACTTAAACTTGCAAATGGAGCATCATACCAAGCAACAGGTATAGGTAGTATTGCTGGATGGTCTGGATTCGAAGATAAGAGTATTGGTGTTTCTATTTTAATAAATCCAGATTGGTCTTCAACAGTAAAACAAGAAGTTGCGAGAATATCATCAAAGAGATTGGATTGCATAGCAGTGGGTCAGGTAGGAAGTCATAAGATTGTTTCAAGAGAGAATGTTAAAAATGCAGAAGGTTACGGATATACTTCTCCATCTTATATGGCATTGTATTCTGGATTCAGTAGAGTTTTTGATGTTTATAACAACAAATTTATATATCTACCTAATGCTATTTTTGGAGCAAGTCTTTTTGCTCGTATTGATAGAATTGGAAATCCTTGGGATGCACCTGCTGGTACTAATAGAGCAATTCTTCCAGTTCTTGATCAGAATAAGATTTGGTCTGATACAGATATTGGTGAATTATATGACAAGAATATTAACTGTGTAAAGTTCATTAGAGGTACAGGTTTTGTAATGTGGGGTCAGAAGACTGCACAGATGAAAAAGTCTGCTCTTGATCGTATAAATGTTAGAAGACTTCTTCTTTATATTGAAAATAATATAGAGATATCTTTGAATCAATTCTTGTTTGAAAATAATACAGATAAAACAAGATTGAGAGTTTATAACATAGTTGATGAATTTCTGAAATCTGTGTATGCAGGTGGTGGATTAACAGGATATAAAGTTGTGTGTGATGAGACTAATAATACAAGTCAAGTGATTGATTCTAATCAACTTAATGTAGATATTTATGTACAACCTGTCCGTACAATTGAGTATATAAAATTAACAACTGTAGTTACACGTACAGGGATTAGTTTTTCTGAGGTATTGTTACAAAGATAAAGTTTGAGAATAATATATAAAAAGAGAGACAGCGACTGATCATCGTTTCCCGAAACCTATATGAGTAGGGATTATCTCTTTAATTTAATCTATATAGGAGATTTTATGTTTAAAAGATTAACTACAGAAGATTTTTTAAAAAAAGCAAAAGAAATACATGGGAATAAATATGATTATTCTTTAGTAGAATATAAACATTCAAAAGAAAAAGTAAAGATTATATGTAAAGAACATGGAATTTTTGAACAGAGACCAAATTCTCATTTATTAAAAATGGGATGTCCAAAGTGTGCAAAAAATTGGAAAAAATCTTTTGAAGATTTCATTAAAAAAGCACAAGAAGTTCATGGTAATAAGTATGATTATAGTTTAGTTGAATATAAAGATACTAAAACAAAAATAAAAATTATATGTAAAAAACACGGAATTTTTGAACAAAGACCTAATATACATTTAAAGGGTGGTGGATGTCAAAAATGTGCTAATATAAAAATGAGTTTAATTAAAACATTAGATACTGAAATTTTTATAAAAAATGCAAAGAAAATACATGGTGATAAATATGATTATTCTAAAGTAGATTATATTCATAATAAAAAATATGTTGAAATTATTTGTAAAAAACATGGAGAATTTTTTCAGAGACCAAATGATCATTTACAAGGTAGGGGATGTGTAAAGTGTTCGATGAGTGGTAAATCTAATATGGAATATGATTTATTAGATTTTGTAAAAAATAATTTTAATGATGAAATAATTAATGGAACTAAAAAAATAATTTCTCCATATGAACTTGACATATTTATACCAGATTTGAAACTTGCTTTCGAATTCAATGGATTATTTTGGCATAATGAATTAAATAAATCAGATGATTATCATGTGATAAAAACTAATATGTGTGAAGAAAGAGGAATTCACTTAGTTCATATATACGAAGATGATTGGATAAATAAACAAGAGATAGTAAAGTCTCGAATATTAAATCTTCTTGGTAAAACTCCAAATAGGATATATGCAAGAGAATGTGAGATTCATCAAGTAGATTTCAATATATCTAAAGAATTTTTATTGAATAATCATTTGCAAGGGAGTTGTACAAGTAAGTATAGGTATGGATTATATCATAATAATGAGTTAGTTTCGTTGATGACATTTGGAAATTTAAGGAAAAATTTGGGTCAAAAAGCAGAAGAAGGAAGTTATGAATTGTTGAGATTTTGTAATAAGTTAAATACATCTGTAGTAGGTGGAGCAAATAAATTATTCAAATATTTTGTAAATCAAATTAAACCTAAGAAAATAATTAGTTATGCTGATAGATCTTGGACTATGAATAATGGAAAATCTCTATATGATAAATTAGGGTTTAGATTAATAAATATAACAAAACAAAACTATAATTATATAAATAATAATATAAGGGTAAACAGGTTTAAATTTCGTAAGGATGTTTTAATTAAAGAAGGATATGATTCTAATAAAACAGAGCACGAAATAATGTTAGAAAGAGAAATTTACAGAATATATAATTCTGGTAATTTAAAATTCGAGAAGGAGATTATACATGAGTAATTTTACAATCGAAGGCAGAAAATTAGCAACTGCTCCTGATATTCAGAGAACTTGGTTGTGGGAGTGGGTTATTCTTGGAATTGGAAATATTGCACCAGATGGTTTTGGTTTAGAAGATTTGATTATTAGATGTAGATCTACATCTATACCATCAAGGGGAAATGAAGTTATTGAGAGTAATTTCATGTCAATGAAACAATATTTCATGGGTAAACCTATTATTGAATCAACAATTGCTACTCAATTTGAGGAATTTGAAGATCAGAAAATAATGCAGTTTTTGTATTCATGGAGACAAGCAATATTTAATATTGGTCCTAAAAAATCAGATTCTGTTACTAAACTTGTGGGAGATCCTGGATCTGCGGCTCGGAAATCATCTAAAAGAAAAGGATTATCAAAAACTTGTTATTTAAAGATGTATGCATTTAATGGAGATCTATTACCATATAGTATAAAGTTTATAAATGCATGGCCTGAAAATGTAGAAGGTGTTTCGTTAGATTATGCTGGTGGAGAATCAGTAAAGTATAATGTTACATGGAGATTTGATTTTTGGCAATTGATTAAAAATTAATTATGTATGGCAGAAAAGAATTTTACTATAGAAGGAAGAA